CGTGCTTTTGCACGTCACGTTTTATGGAAGGGGAAAAACCCCCGGTCTTTTGACCTATGTATAGATGGTTGGTCGCCATCGAGCTTGAACACATTAATGATTTCATCAGTATGTGTTATCGCGTTTATCCTGACGCTGCTGAACAATTAGATGTGTTTACTTGCAGTGTTATGTCCAATTTCGACGCTGTTTGTACACAAGTTCAAGTATAATTGACCAACCCCCCCGCTCTTTGAGCACCCAAAAACCCCTTCTTTTGGAGTGTAAAATCCACAGTTGTGTGAATCTCCTAAAAAATAAAAATAACCAAAAAGAACAAAATTACAAAAAGAGCCATTGCTCATATTCGTATTCTGAACGTCTTTCAATCTATGGTCCTTAGCAGCTTTTCAGCGGAGTTGATTCTGATCGGTATTTGATGGTGTCACGTTGACTTTTTGAATTCCCTAACGTCTTGGGATGGTGATTAAACAACGGACTTGTTCTCTGCGGAGGCATGGTTCACCAACTTTCATTAATAAACTGGCTTTAGCCAACATCAAATACTTGAGCTTTTGAGACCCTAGGGTTCCCAATTTTGAAATGTCATCGGCTACTGAGGTAAAAATCCAGTAAGTAGCAAGGCTAGACTAGGGCCTTTAGGGAGATGATCCCAAGTCGCGGGGTCTGCGTAGTGCCATTTACGAACAAGATGAACACAACCCACAAGATTTCCGAGACTCCAAACACAGTCAATGGGGGTGCGCAAACCGGCCCCCACCCACCACAACGAGATGCGCAAACCGGTCTCCAAACCCTTGCTTCCAATGAAGCCCCTTTCACATTCTTTGTGAATCCACCTTCTCTGTCGATTTCAGTTCTATGTATCGACATCGATCGTCTTTACAAGAGTGGTCTCACCGCACCCTTGATGGGTAGATGTTCCATCGACTTAGCAGTTCCCCCAGTGGAACGATGTTTTAGTGAATATGCACGTGTGATCCTTATTGACCAAAATCAACGAGGGGACAGTGGCACATGGGTTAACATTTTAGTTGAGTCTGAAGTCATTATATGCATGTTTGTTACTACCATTGAACAGATTTTGACTTATGCTAATGCTCTGTGTACGGTTTGCAACTTTCCGAGTGAAGTTTGTGTATGCGGATGTGTTAGTCTCCCACCTGGGAGAAAGTGGTCTTTAGTTACATCAAGTGGTGTGAGTGTTAAAACTCAACGCCATTTGGCTCGCATTATCACTTCACCTCAAATTGGATTGTGCCTTGAATTGAATTTTGATGAGCCTCAGCTACAAAGCAAAAAGACTTATGAACAGGTTCTCTCCGAGCCCACAGAGCTTGAACCAATTCTCAAGATCATAGAAGACGCGGCAACACTCGTTTATCAAATGAAAAGAAGTCGCAACTTCGGTGATGTCACTGTTGCAATTGGTGCTTGTATCCGTTCATTGACTGGTCGTAGCAATGTGTATTTTGTCAAAGATCTCTGTGATATGGCTCGTGAAGATTTGAGTGAATATTTTACTTCCCAGTCGGATGGTCATTGGACCTCAACCCTTTCTGACATATATGACAATTATGGGAAATGCAAAGAAAGCAAACTCTCTCAACGTTTGAAGAAGGTTTTCAACCACATCATTATGCATTGTGTCTATCACAAATTGAACATTGAAGTGGATCGAAAACTTTTTGAGAGACTTGAGGAGGACAAAATTAGACCAAACTTGGTGGAGTGTTTGTCTTTTGCTGATGCAGTTGTTGGACTATTGACGTTTCTGTTAAAACATGGCCGGCAGTGCATGATTGCAGGTTCTCTTGAACCAATGTTCATGGATAGTGACTCTGTTTCATTATGGTTAACGAGGTGTAAGCAGCTAAAAGTTGATTACGAGTTTCTTGGAAATCCAGGTGCTGTTGGTTTATCCATTCACGATTTTTTGCATCGACTGGACGTGAGCATTGAAGAATCAAAATCAATTGCTAAATTTCTGGTAGCAGGATGTGTTGAACAAAGGACTGTTGTTGGAATGACAATGGAACTTGACGCCATGCGTAAGCGATATTTGAGTGTCACAGCTGCCAGTTCTGTTAGAAAACAGCCTCTAGGCATAGTTCTTTTCGGGACTCCCGGTGTAGGAAAATCGTCATTGATTGAAATACTACATGATTTTGATGCAAAACGCAGGGGAAGGGATCCCAGCTCATCTTGTAAATTCCAGTTCAATGCGAGTGAAGAGTATATGACAAACTTCAAGTCATGGATGCACACAATTGTCATTGATGATGTCGCGCAACACAATCCCAGTAAGATTCAAGGTATTGATCCTGGTTTGGTGATTCTTTTACGTTTCATCAATAACCAAGCGGAGTGCCCCCCTCAAGCAGCGCTAGAGGATAAAGGGAAAACCCCGATTTTGGCGGACCTTGTGATTATCACTACGAATAAGCACGACTTAAACATCCCGATTTATTACCCTGCGTCTTATGCGGCTTTCAGGCGAGTTCCCATTCGAGTTCAACCTAAGGTTAAAGAAAAATACAGAAAAGCTGGTGGGAGTTCCATTGACCCAAAATTGGCTGACCATGATGGTCCTTATCCCAATTACTGGGACTTTGAGGTCTTCCTTGCGCAGCCTGACGGTCAAGGAACACAAACAGGTTCTTACAAGTTTTTCAATACT